ACCGACAGCTGCGCAAACCGGCCTCCCCTCGCGGGAATGGCGGCAATTCGCACTGCAGGCATACGCACGTATCGTTGCGCGCAAGCACAACATTGTCGTGCCTATGGACGGTTTCGAGTCCCTCAATGATGAGGAGCTTGAAATGCGTCTACGGCTGGTGAGTGAGCTGGCCCATCTGCCTCCAGCATGAGTGTGGGGGACTTTCTCGAACTGGTACTCCACCTGCTACAGGTGGTTTGCCTAGCCTTCAGCAAGCTAGGGTGTAGCCAGATAGTCCTGATCGAACCGTTGGCCGACCTAGCCAACGTCGTGTGTTCGTTCAGGCCGCAGGGTGTTACGTTATGGTAGCTCCTGTGTTTGGCCCCGTTACCAAAATTCGGAACGGGGGTGCTTACTTCTATGATACGCGACAGACCTATAAACAAAGGCCGCCGTATACTGCCATAGCTCCGTATAACGCCTCTGGCGCTGTATGGATGCCTGGCTTTGGTATGAAGACTGCTAGTGGTTTCCTTGTGTCCGCCACAACCGTGGAGGGCTTCTCGGAGACCAATCAGGCTCGTATCCTCGCTTACGATAAGTTGAAAGACAAAATCGTGGCGAATAGAAGTCAGTGGGGCGAGAGTCTCTTCCAAATGAGTTCATCTGTGAAGATGATTGAGAAGAGATTGCAGCAATTGGGTTCTTTTACGCATGCGCTTCGACGAGGCAACTTTGCGAAAGCTGCTAACATCTTGCGTATACCTGAGCCAAGAAATCGGCATCCGGTCCGCGAGGTAGCTAGTAACTTTCTAGAGTTTCACCTCGGTTGGGAGCCTGCAGTAAAAGACATCTACAATTCTGTTGACCTTATTCAGCGTCCAATTAAGCCGAAGCTGGTGAAGGCCACGGCTCAAGTCCCACGAAAGTGGGAGTTGATTAGCCAGGTCTATACCCAGCCAACTTATTATTGGAACGCAGACATCAAGGTCTTGTACCAGACGAAGGTTGCTGTTAGCAATCCTGTCCTCTGGCTCGCCAATACGCTTGGGGTAGTTAACCCAGCGCAGGTAGCGTGGCAAATCGTGCCATTCAGCTTTGTTGTTGACTGGTTCGTAAACGTCGAGTCCTTTTTGGGACAGCTGACGGACTTCTGGGGCTTATCCACCTCGGATAGTTTTACCACGTTGTCGTATCAAGGAATAACCGAAGAAGTTTGGCATTCCTACTACGGCTACCACTACAAATACAAGTGGTGGGGGATAGCGAGATCGTTAGGCTTGACTCTGCCTAGCCTCTCTGTGCGCCCTTTGAAGATGCTCAGTGTAGCGCGAAGCCTTACGGCCGCATCGCTACTCACGAATCATCTGAAGTCGCTCGACCCTGAAGTACCTGCAACGCGTAAAAAGCGTTTAAAGTACCACCGGTGGAGTGTCCATGGGGATCTCTGAGTTAGTTCACCTTTATATAAGAGGTATTTATGCCTACAATGGCGAATTTGACCGTCAAGAAATTTGACGACGTGACTAACATCGTTTATGATGCAGTCTCGGCTAGCGGGGGTGATGGTTCACCCGCAGTGTGGCGTCAGGACACTGGCGCAGTGGCCGGTTTGCCCATCGGGCTCAGGAACCTTTTCAAGGTCTGGACCCTGTGGAACGGTCCGAAAACGGCACGGCAGATGAAGTTCAACTTCGTCGCTCCGTACCCGCTTCAGGACTCGACCACGACGAAGTACAGCGCGAGTGATCGCGTCGTACTCGAGGGCTACATCACGGTACCCCAAGCCTTGCCATCGACCCAAATCAACGAAAGCGTCGCACAGGGGTTGAACCTCCTGGCGGCCGCGTTGATCAAGTCGTCGGCGCAGGCCGGCTACGCCCCTAACTAGGGCGTTGCGTGATGAGAACCGAGTCGTTGCCAAGTGATGTGACGCGACAGGCCTCTCTCCTCTATGAGGGCCTCGGAAGCCCAGTAGCTCTAGTAGCAGCAGAAATGCTGCGAAAGCGTGACTGGGATGGGTTAGCGCAGTTAAGTGTTAATCCAAGTAGTTATAGCGATCCACTCCTGTACCTCCGCGATGCGTCTGCCGCCGCGCTGCTGAAGAAGCTCCAAGAGCTTCCAAGCGGCCACGACAAACGTGCTCGAGCAATCGAAAAGTGGTGGGCAGGGGAAAAAGATTGCTACCGTACCAACCAGCGGCTGTTCGCCTACATGCCCGAAAATCAAGTCCTCACGGACTTCGAACGGGTAGGCGCGGTCTCTCTTACAATTAGAGAGGTCCGGAAAATCATTCGCAGTTGGATAGGTCTGAAACCGCCTGGCTTAGGCTTTTCTGACAAGGTCCCCCAAGGGGATCGTCATGAGCACGAGCTAAACGGCAGGTTCGGACCCGGGGCTACTTTCTCCGACCGTGGCGGGAAGACCACTGTACCCGACAAAATGTCATCTGATCCAACTCTGACGACGAACGCCATCTGGTTCCTACCGCAGTGGTTAGGGACGCGATGGGGTGCCGCTTTGGCACAACGTTCGGGAGAGCTATCGTTCGTCAAGGGTAACCGTTTCGCAACGGTTCCTAAGACGGCATTGATCGACCGGTGCATTGCATCGGAACCCTCGATCAATGGATTCTACCAGTTAGCCCTGGGAAGGGCGCTCCGCGTGAAATTGCGGAAAATTGGCTGGGATCTAGATAACGCGCAAGACATCCACCGGCGGGTTGCCGAGGTGTCAAGCACGAGTCTGGAGTTCGCAACTCTAGACCTCTCAAATGCAAGCGATACCGTAAGTAAGGAGCTTGTCAGGCTCCTCTTACCCCATGACTGGTACGATGTCCTTAACGACTTAAGGTCGCCGCGGACACTTATCGACGGTAAATGGGTCATGCTCGAGAAGTTCTCGAGTATGGGGAACGGCTACACCTTCGAGCTAGAAACGATTATCTTTGCTGCGATTACTTGTGCGGTCAGCCGAATTGCTGGTTACGCAGGTATTTTGGGCAAAGACGTATTCGTTTTTGGCGATGACATCATCTGCAAAGACGGTGTCGTGAAGGATGTGACCGCTGTTCTTGGGTTTTTTGGATTCAGCTTGAACCGAGAGAAGTCCTTCAGTGGCAAACTCCCTTTTCGGGAGAGCTGCGGGGGCGACTACTTTAGTGGATACGCTGTGAGACCTTTCTATCTGAAAGAGTTACCAAATGAACCTCAGGAATTTATTGCGTTTGCTAACGGCCTTCATGCACTCAATCAGCGCC